TTAGCCCAAATCGTAACGTCATTTAGCAACTCTGTCTTTTGACTAGGTGTATTAACAGATGTTACAACTACCATATCAACTCCGTGACAGAAGTTGGGGTTCTTGCTACAGATGTACGAATTGACATCACCCTCCACGTCACCAACTGGCAAATGGTTTTCGGCACGAAAATTCGTGACAACCTCAATCAAGTTGTCATAGCTATGACCAGTGAGCTTTGCATCACCATCGTAGTAATGCCAACCCCCCGGCGGGATCATTCCAATTATCGGTTTTGCCATGAATTTTTGAGTTTTACGTCAGTTTTGTAAGGTTTGCAAGGAAAAACTTGTTTTATTTATCAATTTTGTTAAATTTAGCAAGTCAATTGCTGAAATCAACGAATTCATAACTTTCAATTCCAGTGTGTTTTTTCTGGAAAACAAACTTTTCTGGTTTTGGTTCGGTCATCGTGGCAACAACTCCACCTCGTTGCCTCATCAAATAGACCAGCAGGGACAGGGAATCGAGTGCGTCAGGACTATTTTGGCGAGTCCGCTTTACGAAGTCCCCTTTGCTCTCGACTCTCACCAACCCCTGTCCCTGCTGCTTGTACCTGCGAGAAGTTGCTTGACGAACCAACTCCTCGATACGGAAACTAGGTGATATTTTTAGATACTCAAACTCTAGGTATTTAGCAAGTCCGAAAATCAGTTCTGTAACAACTCCTGAATACAATTCGTTTGCGCGTTGTGTGTCATCTCCCAAGATATGGGTTTCTGAACTAGCCCATGAATAATTGACCCCCATGACTTCGCTTCCGTAAAGTGATCTCAACGCATCGTGGATTCCTGCTCCGTTTCCAGTTCGGTCAACACATAGCCAATTCGCGCCGATCCTCATCTCCTTTGCAAAGCGGATGATCTCTGCGGTCTGCTCTAGTGTTGCCAATTTCGGGAACTGCATTTGCGAATCCAGTTGTAAGCACGTCTTTGGCTTTTTGAATTCTCTAAATTGTCCATCCCGTGGAGTCCACCCATCACAGAGTCCGTATCGCCCGAAAGAGCAGACAACTTGATCTCGCCCCTCCAATGCCAAATCGAACGCTGCTAGAGGCACTACAGGGCCAATAAACCGCAAGCTACCCATTGAGTTGTCCATCATGGCAGGAGTGATGATTGCCATCGAGATACCTTCCTGCGGGAAGAATCCACGGGCCATTGTGTAGTATTCGGCAGTGCGTCCTTTACTTTCGTATGCCATGTAGCCCTCGTACGATTGGAAGCCGGGGAAAACAATCTCCTTATTTGTCACGTTCTCGCACCTTGCTGCATCGAGCCTCAAGATATGCCACCCCTCCCTACTTTCCCACTCAAAATCCTCTTCACAGTCCACACTCTGCCAACCCCGCACAGGTTCACACCTTTTTCCGAATTCACTATTCCTGTCTTTCGGGTTCGATGCTCCGAAAATCTTGATGCGTCCCTTGGAATCCTTTGTGTCAGCAGCGGACAGGATGTTCTGTAAACCTTCCCACACCCCAGCGGGAACCTCTTCAGCTTCGTCCAGCACAACGTGTGTCCTACTCATTTGCCCCCACTTAGGATCTGGCTTTTGCCTTGGACTTGGGTGAAACCCACGGAGCGTACCAGTTCCGCTATCACCTTTCGGAACGGCAACTAGATGGATGCCATTCTTGTCATCGTCATTGGCTTGAATCGACTTCACTAAGTCTTCGCTACCTTCGTACTCTGGACGCACCAATGCAGTGCGGTAGAAGTTTTTGATTGCAGCAAATACGTTTCTCTGCGCGTGTGCTTCAGTCAACGAAACAACTTTGATACAAGTATACTCTGGATCTCGCATCCAATCCAACAGGAACCACGCAGCGGCATTGAACGTCTTTCCCATTGCACCTGCCCCCTGAACTAATAACTTGTCATGCTCAAACAAGCACCTCCAAGTATCCGCTGCACTCTGTGGCCTCCAGTCGTAAACTCCAGCCCCCCATAGAATCGTTGCCGCTGCCTCAAATTGATCGTGCCTCAATAGGTGTTGAACGAAGTTTAACACAGTCTGCCTAGCCACCTTTTCGTCCAGTGTAACCTGTTTTTTATGAGAATCTGTCAAATGTGTCAGTATAAACTGAGCAGCATAAATGACCCCATTGATGTCATCCTTTTCAGCCTCTGCTCTCACCCTTGTGGCAATGTTGATTGCCTGTAAAACTGACGGAGGTTTATTCATTCACTCTCCATCCCCACATCAGATTAAACCAGCAAAATTCCTTTTCTGCGAGGCTTTTATGACACTTGAATACTTTAGTGAATCTATTCACAAACCACTCTTTGTACTTCTCAAACTCTTCGTTTGTCCAACTCTTCTTGCTATACCAGTTCTCTTGGTTTGTGAATTCCTTATCAAATCCTTCAAACCCAACACGCTTGAACATCTCGTCCAATGCTTCAGCCATAAATGTATCTACTTTATTCATAATTAATCCCAGTACAACTGCGTTCCAGTTAGTTTTCCGCTCATTATTCTTTCTAGCACAGGTTCAACGTCCCACGGATACAATCCTTTCTCATAGCAGGTTTGCACTCCAAAGTACTCGCTGAACTTATCTCTGTCTATTCCGCTATTTTTCAATGCTTTATCTAGTACATCAAACTCAATATGCTCAATTGGGTTCTCCGTGATCACAATCCCAAGTTGATCTATGCGATTGTATTTCACTCCTCATCCTCCTCGTCATCTTCATCCTCGTCATACATTGAATTCTCAATCAGTTCGTGGATCTTGACCTGAAGGATGCCAACCATGCTTGCCAATGGCAAATCAAACTCTGCAATGTAGGTATCGATCAACTTATCAATTTTATTTTGTAGTTCTGTTATCTGGTCTGAGTCTTTCATGTTCCTCCTTTAGTTGGTGAATTTTACCATCCTTACTCCAAACTCTCACGTTTCCTAACTCTTCAAACTGGAAATCCCACTCCTCTTTTGATATGCGTCCGCACATATAGTCCTCGTTTGATTTACGTTGCGCTTCTAATCTTGTCATTCCCAATGCTCCAATGGACATCTCTCAGTGTCCATAACTAGTTTTATCTCCATGTTGCAACCACAAACACCGCATTTTCCTGCGCCACTGAATGCCGTTGGATCATAGTGAACACACTGGTTGCAGATTAATAATCGCTCTTCGATCTGCTCTTTGTTCCGTATAGGCATACCTGCTCTGACGAATGCCGCTGCACTCTTCACAAAGGTAACCGCTTTCTGCGCTATGTTTGGCTCGTTCATTTCATTCCAAATATGCTCTTTAGTGCATCCACACCAGCACTAGTGCTATGATATGACCTTGGTTCGTCTTCCCCTTCTTCTTCCCCGTCATACATTGCAACATCCCATGTCGTATCGAACAACTTACGCAGTCCCTTTGCAGACATGGTTACGTTTCCCCTTCCGTTGAACGATGGGTTCTTGTTGCTATACACCTTCCATAGTTCTTCCTTTGTCATACGTTTATCAGTGCAATGTTGAATTCCGCTGCAAGCAGTGTTGTTGATTCGTCCGTGGGATACGTCTCACGATAGACTATCCTCTTGATGCCGTACGATGCAAGCGATTTCAAACAGTTGTTACACGGCAATGTTGTTGATGCCAGCAGGTAGCACTCCAGCGGCTTAACATGACGCAATGCGTTCTGCTCTGCATGGACAACGTAATTTCTACGCTTGTCCCTGTCAGTCCAGTCTTCCTCCATATGCGGCGGGAACCCGTTGTACCCACACGCTGCAACAGTGTTGTCGTGTCTCAACAACACAGCACCAACCTGCCTCCACGGGTCTTTGCTCTTCTTGGCTACAACTTCAGCTATCGACAATGCGTATTCGTCCCAGTTCATGATCTATGTATTTCTCCCATATGGTCTTCCAACCAGTAGACTGCCTGACCAGAATCCCTAACGTCATCTGGAAAGATACACTCGTCGCTAATGATTCCATGTAATTGCAATGCGTTCATTACCTTTGTTGCGTTCAGCTTCTTGTATTGAATGTAATGTTCAAGTGTGTTCACTCGTCAAACCCTTTCATTCCATCGTATACAACATACAGTATAATAGCTGCTAATACGCTATAGCCGATATAATATCCCATATATTAGTTATTGGCATGACTCACACTCTGGATCATCAATTCGACAAGTGCGCTCCACCTTGATATCTGCCAAGTCATCATCGTCCTTCAACACAACGGGTTCCTCAACCGCTTCAACCTTGTCTGCCCGTGCGATTGCTGCCTCATTCGTGTAGCGTTTCTCTGGGTATCGCTTCGATAACTTCTCTACGTTAGCCTCGATACACTCGTTAAGCGTCAATCCCAACTCGTTTAACAAACCAGTTAGGTAAAACAAAATGTCTCCTGCCTCTTCCCGCACGTTGTCGAAGTCTAATTGCTTCTGGTAGACTGCGTGTTTCTTGATTGCGTCAAGCAACTCACCCGCTTCACCACTCACTCCAACTGCCATGTGGAGAATGGATGCCTGAAGTGGCGTTAACTGAAGCAAGATGTCATGCCCCGGCTTCACTATGGATCGAACGAACTGCTCGTATGGTGTAGTTAATTTCATTTTGTATGTATGTTAAAGTATGCCAAGCCGAAACAACCTGCTTCAGCTAGGTGGACTAACCTTCCCTCACGTCCTATAGCCTCGTCAAGCATCTTTTTCGTGATCATCTGCGGATGCCCATCATGTGGTTCGATATCAACCCATTCAAATATACGAAGCGTCCTAGCTGCTCGCAGTGCGTTGGCAATAATAAGTGCAGGGTCATCCGTGTGCTGCAAGCAATTGTATATCCAGCACTCGTCAAACCCTCTGAGTGAAACGTCCTCACCTCGCATAACAAGACACTCCACCCCATGCTCATGGTAGCGAGCGTATGTCCACTGAGGATACTGAAGTGGATCCACTACCAATGCCCTGCCAAGTCCCTTCGACTTTAACAGCATGGAAGTAGGCCCACCACCTATGTCGATCACTGACTTACCTGACAGGCTGAACCCATAGCCAACCTGATGTAGCCCCATGAATCGCGCATAAACGTAATGCTTCTGGTCTTCATCGAACGTGTTGCAGCAGTCTCCCCAGTAATTTGCTTCAAATGTGTAGTCACTCATATTGTTTATGTATTAAATAATTTAACCCAACCTTCTATTCTTTTATTCCAATCAAATGTTTCAATCGCATATTCTTGTATTTTTGCACAAGTATCCCGATACAACTGGTGGTCTTGTTTATATCTCAAGATTGCTTCTCTTGTTTCATTGATAAAATCATTTACATCAATTGAGACTACAACTCCACCACTTTTAACTGCATCCTCTGCATAATATCCAACAGGAGTTCCTATCGTTAGTCTTCCTGCTGCTGCGGATTCCATCATTGGCAAACCTCCAGCTTCCTCGGTTGATGACATCACAACGCAATCAACCCTGCCATAGTACGAAGGCATACACAAGTGATTCATCTCTGGAAATGATAACAACTCCACATCGATTCCATTTACAGCATCTTCTACCAACTTGCCCCTCTTTATCTCCTCGTTCAAGAAGTTCTTGGTTTCCTTCATCCCAGCATACCCAATTACAGATAGTCGATGAGAGATGTTGCGCTCAAAAACATCCGTATGGATTCCAAGTTTCACAATGTCAGGAACCCTGCTAACCCCAAACTCCATAGATTTGTTCTTTAGGACGCTTGATATAACAGCATACCCTTTAAGCTGGGAATAAAAATCAACCCCATAATCTTTCCTAGCCAGCAATATGTCCCATTGACCATGAGCAACGCTTACTATCTTGTCCAACGGAATCCCTCGATAATGCAACGGAATTACTGCCTCTGGAGTTGTAACGAACACATCGTATGTTCTATTCAAGAAATCAAACTCATGCTGTGAATACGGAATAGTCCAGTCAAGCAAATTTGCGTATATCCCGTGTTTATACAATTCCTTGCATAGACCATGATGAATAGACCCAAATGCCCACCTGTTTTGAGTGTAAAATAATACTTTCTTCATATTAAAATAGAATCTAATGGGGTTAATGTAGGCAAACTATTATGTGCATTATCGTCTTGAAAGAACATAGGTTTCTTGCAAGCGTAAATATTAAAATCCCTCATTGTTGCTGCTGTAATTATATCTGGTGCGGTTTGCTTGTTGATTAAGTATTCCAAGTAATTAAACATACATTGCTTGTATTTTGTTGTAATAAACACAACAGCATGAAGTGAAAGCATATTTTCCACTTTATAGAAATCATTGTATTCTCCTGTCTTTGTTGGTTGGGTTAAATAAATCCCATCTCGCAATGACATTGATTCCCAATTATTAACAAGACCAAACATAGAAGTTCCTAACCAAACAGCATCCGCATCGTCTGGAACATCAATTTTATTTTTATAGTGCTGCGTAATATTGGCATCGTCTTCAAAAATTGCTACAGGTTCATCGTATTCCAAAGATTCCTTAATTGTATTTTTAGTGCTTTGCGTATTTCCATTGAATCCATTTGATATAACAGCTTCAACTTTTCTGTGGTTATATCCAAGACTATCAAACAAAGAACTTATTCTTGATGCTCTGTTTTTATTTATTCCACCAATCCAAAGTGATTTAATCCCACGCAAATCAATTGTCATATTATGCTTGGGTAAGTGGTGACAAATAGTTGGTAGTATTTGTCACAGATTGGATGGGTAAATCATTGTCATTGCATCGATTCCGTTGCCTTCAGCGTACCAACCCGCTCCGTTGTGAACGTCAAGCACGTCTTGGAAATACTTCTCGTACCTCGGTGCAACCTTCTCAAGCGTAAAGTTCTCGCCAAACTTGCGGCAGTCCGCTGGTTTGATGCGGTCGATATTTTCGACTGCATCCACATAGTCACCCATCGTGCGGCATCGATACCCAGTGACCCCGTGCAGGTTGTTCTCAGCGAAGGATCCCCAATCGCTGGTGATGGTTGGTGTTCCGCTCAATAGGTTCTCGATCTGGACTCCACCGAATGGTTCGACGTATTGTGATGGAAGGAAGGATGCCTTGGCTTTAGACATCAGTGCCTTTCGCTTTAAAACGTCAGCATAGCCCACATATTCGACATGAGGTGGGAATGTATACCCAGCTTCCTTCTGGCCCGCTACAACCAGTTTCACTCCTGCTCTGCGCGTTGCATCGATTGCGATATCAACACCCTTGCCAGAGTAGACCCTGCCAAGGTACAGGAAGTAATCCTCCTTCTTGTCGGTGAAGGTGAAGTCATCGATGTCAAAGTAGTTCGGAATAACAACGCTATAGTTATCCTGCTGGCACTGACCAACTGCACCCATGCCGCAGTGAGCGTGATAGATGGCATATGACTCCCATACTTTCCACCTAGCCCAGTGACCGCCAGCGTAACCTATCCCCGGTTCAACGCAGATTAAGTCTGGATGGGAATCGCAGATGGGTCTGACTCCGCTACCCCAGAACGGCAGGATGAAATCATGCTGCTGCTTGCGCTTGCCTACCTCCCTAATGGCATTTGCGTAGAACGTCTTGTATGCGTGATCCTCGGTGTTGAACTTGAAGAACGTCTTGCGCCAGTCATGGGATCCATATGACTTAGCGAAATCCTCATTTGTCAGGACGCTGACGTGTTCAGTGCATTGCAGGTCGCTATCCTCATGCCCGTAGTGGATGACTTCATGGCCTCTATCGGTCATCATTTTGCCGAATTTGACTACCTTCTGCGTGTACGCGCAAGCGTTAAACTCTTTAGATGTAACTGTGTGTGGAAGTCCCAGTGCGTGGAATCTCATTTTTTCTGTTTTCATTATGTACTACAGGTGTTATTGGAAGTTATTGGTTGTTTTCCTTGTTCTTCAGCTTGTTGATCAAGGACTTCTGCTTGTTTACGTCATG